CTGAGTTGCTACCAGTCGTGACGCCAACAGTCCAAGCCTTGACCGAAATGGTGGGGGTTGTCGGTAAGCTGCCAGGCCCGATGAGAACGCTAATAGCTGCTGTATTTGGCTTAGGGGCGGCATTTGTTACAGCTTCAGGAGCAGCGTCAGCATTAGGGCTAAAGCTAACAGCATTAGTGGCCATCGCCGGGAAAGTTGCTCTCATACTTGGGCCAGTTGTGGGCGTAGCGTTGGCCATAGAAGATGCAAGGCTTAGAAAAGAGCAGTTTGACGAAGCCTTAGAATCAACATCTCCAACCGTATTGCAAGAGGCTTTAGATAAGGCAACGAAAGAGCTGGATCAGCTAAACATTGCATCTAAAAAATTTGAAGATAGTCCGTATTACAGGGGTAAAATTCAAGACGTAAATGATCTCAAAAAAAGACTTGATGAAGCGAAATTAAAAGTCGAAAAACTTCAATCAGCATTAAAAGCAATTGAAGGAACCTATAAAGTGAAAATTGAAATAGAACAGCTTTTCAAAGGCGGCACGCCCGGCGAAAAACTACCTCAAGGATATTCAAGAGCGGCAGACGGCACGCTTGTCTACAAAGTGGGCGAAGTTACTTACGAGGCAAGTTCTGGCGATGTTTACAAGCCCCCGGCAGAAAAAAAGGCCCCATCCCCAACAAAGAAAAGCACCGGCAGCAAAGGCCCGGATCCCGCAGTGGAGGCAAAGCGAAGAGCCGAAAGAGTGGCGCAGCAGCTAAAAAAATCAGAAGAAATTAAAACAAACTTGGACGGTCAGTTTTTGGTATTAACTGAGATTGACGAACGCGAAAAGATTAGAATTGCATCCATGTTCGAGCTTTCCGCTATAAACAAAAAATACAATGATTTAACAGCAGCTGCACTGTCCAACGAGGAGAAAATAAATTTAGAAAAGGCAAGAGGTTTAGAGCTTGGGGTGGCAAGGATTAAGCAAGCAAAAGCTCTTGAGGCCGTTCAGCAAGCAGAATTAGCAGCTCAGGCAGATCTTTTGAAAAGTCAATTTGCAGCAGCAGCAGAAATCGACGCACAAATCGACGCACAAATCGAAGCGCAAGGCGAAAAGATGAAAGCGCTCTACGCTTCGATCGGTCAGACGATCTCAACGAGCATTGTTGACAGCTTGACTGCTGCTGTCGATGGCACTAAGCGGCTGTCAGACGTGGCTTCAGACACGCTGAGAAGCTTGGCAAACATCTTGCTTAAGTTTGGCCTTAATAGTCTGCTGGGTGGCTTGGCCGGTGACGATGGCGTTGGTGTCTTCAGTAAGCTGTTTGGCGGGGGCAGGGCCAAAGGCGGCACCGTAATGGGCGGCACTTCTTACATGGTTGGAGAGCGTGGGCCTGAGCTGTTCACTCCTGGCCGCAGTGGCAGCATCGCGCCAAATAGCAGCATGGGGGGCGGCGCCAATGTGGTGGTAAATGTTGACGCATCAGGCACCAAGGCTGAGGGCGACGGGCGTCAAGCAAACCAGCTCGGGGCAGCCCTAGGCGCTGCAGTTCAGGCAGAATTGATCAAGCAGAAACGACCCGGAGGGCTCCTAGCGGCATAAATGGCAAACTTCCCGGCGATCACGCCAACCTATGACCTATCAAAAAACTCTGCTCCCAAGGTGCGCGTTGCTCAATTCGGCAGCGGCTACAGCCAACGGACGGTCTACGGCATCAACCAGAATCCGAAGTCATACCTGTTTACGTGGAATGTCTCAGAAGCGGATGCTGACACGATCGAGGCATTTCTAGACGCAAGGGGAGGGCAAGAAAGCTTTACGTTCACACCTCCCGGTGAATCAGCTGCAGCTCAATTTATCTGTAAAGAATGGCGGAAAGATATCCCTTACCTGAACAGAGCAACGATCCAAGCATTGTTTGAACAGGTATTTGAGGCATGAGCACCCCGCAATCAATACAGGAGCAGCTGCAATCCCTTGAGCCGTCTGCGATCATTGAGTTATTTCAGCTGCAATTGACAGCTGCAGTCAATGGCATCGATACGACTTTTTTCTATCACGCCGGAACGAATGAGCTTGGGGGTGATGTGGTTTTCAACGGCCTGACTTATCAGGCTGTGCCGGTAGAGGTTGAAGGCTTTGATGTGACGAGCAAAGGGGCAATCCCTCGACCTACTTTCAGGGTCGCAAACGCCAACAGCTCTATTTCAGCATTGTTGGCGCTTTATAACCCGTTGCAAGCAAAAGTCACAAGGATCAGAACATGCAAGAAATTCCTCGATGCTGTCAACTTCTCAGCAGGCAATGCAACGGCAGATCCTACGGCAAAATTTGAAGATGAAGTTTGGTATATCGATCGAGTGGCAAGCGAAAACCCTGAATTAGTTGAATTTGAGCTCACAAGTAAGCTCGACTTGACCAATCTTGGATTACCTCGGCGGCAGGTTGTTGAACATTGCCAATGGAGATACCGAGGCGTTGAATGTGGCTATGCAGAAAAAAGATACTTTGATTTAAACAACAACTCAACGGATGAGGCAAATGATCAATGCGCGAAGAAATACGAAAGTTGCGCCGTCAGGTTTCCAAGCGGCTTGTTGCCATTCGGCGGTTTCCCTGGCGCCAGATTGCAAACTTGAATTCGAGGCATACGCTGCAAGTCTCGCCCCGTCGGAAGCTTGCGGTGTGGTCTGCGGCGATAAGTTTTGGCCGTGCCGGAATATCGCTGATGACCCTGAGCGAGACTTTGTGATTGACCCGCGCAGCTTTGCCGCAGCTGCCTTAAGCGGGGCTGTGACTGCGGTCATACACTCGCATCCAATGGGAGGGCCTGCTAGTGCTGCTGATCTGTCGGCCTGCCGTGGCACTGGCGTGCCGTGGCACATTTACTCCATCCCTGATGAGCAATGGTCAACTATCGAGCCTTGATCGGTAGACAGTGGGACTACGGCAGAAGCGATTGCTTCTCGTTGGTCCGCGAGTGGTTCAGCCTGAAGGGCGTGGCCATTCCTGATTTTGATCGACCTGCAGATCTAGACAGCTGCGAAAGTCTGTTTCTGGCAGAAGCCGAAGCCTGTGGGTTCTTTCAGGTTGAATTTGACCGGCGCAGGCCAGGCGACGTCTTGATCATGCGTCTTGGCACTATGGCGCCAATGCACGCGGCGATATTGCTGGAGAATGAGCAGATTCTGCATCAGCGGCAAGATTCTTTGAGTGCTGTTGAACCATTGCGTCAGTATTATGTGAGCAGAGTCGCGGCGGTCTTTAGGCATGATTCAGACCGTCAGGTTGCTGGGTGAGCTGGGCCAGCGCTATGGCGTTGAGCATAAATACACAAACCTGAGGACACCTGCAGAAGCGATAAAACTACTTTGCATCAATCATCCTGAGCTACAGCGCGAGCTGATTACGGCGCATGAGCACGGCATTGGGTACCGAGTCATTCAAGCTGAGACAGATCTGGATTATCCAGACTTGCGCCTCCCGATTGGACAGCATGACCTGATCGTGACCCCTGTGGTCGCAGGCAGTGGCGGTGGAACTGGAACGATTTTGGCGGGAGTGGGTCTAGTAGCTTTTGCGATTCTGACCGCTGGTGCTGGTGCTGGTTTCCTTGGCTTAGGGGTTGGATTAACTGGAACCATCGGAGCAGGCGGGTCATTAGTTGCAGGAGGTTTTGTGCTGGGTGCGGCTGCTTCCACCGCAATCGGTGCAATCGGCGCAAGTCTGATCCTGGGCGGTGTCTCTCAGCTGCTATCGCCTCAGCCAACAATCGGAAACCTAGGGTCTAATCGTTTAGGCAGTGGTGACAGCCTGTCAACAGATGGGCCGCAATCCGTCACCCGTGGCACAGATGGTCGGCAGTCTTACGCCTACACCGGAGCAGCTAACACCGTTGGGGTTGGCGCGACGATTCCGGTCGCCTATGGGGAAGTGTTGATCGGTTCTCAGCTTCTATCAGCGAATGTAGATGTCACAGATGAGTCTGATCCATTGCGGAATGTAATTAAGGCTCCAGGGCCTGAAACCATACTTTTCGGTGGCGAAAAGATTGGATTTAGCAAAACTGAAGCGTCTGGCATCAGATGC